CTAACACCCTAAGTACCTATCCGTTAATAACTTACACTACTTATTAATATATAAATTTTATATCTTAAAAAAGTTTGGCACGGCACTTTTACAGAACTCTAACATATTGATTATGAGTCATTTAAAATATTTTAAAAATGTTTTATTAGTGTACTATCTTACTAATACATTATGCTTGCAACACACATTGGTTCGCATTTTGATTTTATAATCTAATTGGCATAATACGAGCATGATATTGTAAAGTATTATATACAATATATATAAAATAATTGACTATCAGGCTAAATTCTCATTTGCTGTTTTTTGCGTTTTTTTTTACGAAAAGTAAGAAAATGAAGAAATGTACAGTATTATGTACAAATGTATGGTATTTTGTACATTTTTTTTCTTAATAATCTGCAAATGGATTTTGTATTTGCAGATTTAAGCGAAAAACCGCTAATCTATGACAGCAAATATATTTTGCTGTCATGGGCTGTATCCCTTTGTGGTTGTGGAATAGCTCGAAATGTGGTGACAGGCAGGTGACGGCAAAAAAAAGAGTACCGGCAAGGCTGAACCCTTATCGTATAAGGCTTTGCGGTGATTTGGTGACAGCAAACGGCTGAAAAATAAAAAAAAACTTCTTCCTATATAGCATTTTTATGCCCTATATTGCCTCCTCTGTGTACAGTATCCTATACTATATACTACTATATACTATTAAACTATAAATATTTATATTAACTTTGCTGTCATAGACAGGTGTGTAGATAGTGAGTATCAATAAGTTAGCCTTGTCAGAACTCCTAAATTTGCCGTCACCTGCCTGTCATGGGAAATAGAGCTATTGTATACCAGTAAAGGCTTTGATGCTGGTGACAGCAAAAAAAAACTGCTGTCATAGATTAGCGGTTTTTCGCTTAAATCTGCAAATAAGCCAATTTTTGACCAAAAAAAATGATAAAAAACGGTAAAAATCACTAAAAAACAGTGTTTTTTCATGCTTAAAATGTTTTTTTAAAAAAACTGCAAATAATTTGCAGTTTTATCGAATTTTTATTTTTACATTTGCATCGTGGATAAATTAATAAAAAAAGAAGACCGAAACGATTTTTATTCGTTTTGGAGAAAAAAAGCTACAAAGAGATTTGTGGCAAAATTCCCTGACCATATAAAAATTAAAGAAGTGCAGAAAAATGGCGATATAAAGCTTAATTTTTTCGTTTGGCACGAATACATGCGAAACAAAGAAAGCGACTTTAAATCGAAAGAAAACGTGTTTTTACTGCAAAATTATGACGGCGCAGTAAGTTATCGGACTGCAATGATTGGCGGATTTTATGACAATGAAACGAACAAGTCAAGATTTAGGGAAAAAATAAAACAAGTTATTAAATATATTGATAAAGTTTCGGGTGGCATGAACAAGGACGTATATTATAAGCATATAGCTATATTGCTTAGTGTGTCCAATAATCGAGATGCATTAAAATTCGGTATTAAAAGGGCAAAAAGGGAATTAAACTTTAAACAAAAAGGGAGTTAAAACAAAAAGAGATTAAGCAATGCGTTGTGGGGTAGTTCACTATTTCAAAGCAATGTTATGTTTCTCTTTTTCAATCGTATAGCATTATCAAAATAAATAAATGAAAAATAATTCAAAAATAAATACTAAAACATTTGATATATTAAATAAATTGTTTTATCTTTGAGGTATCAAAAGCACTAAAGTTGAGATACAAAACTCAAAACGATGGAATTTATAGCAAGAAAGTCAAATCATATTTCAAAAGATGTAAAAAGAAATTGGTCATCATGGAATTTTGGTGAATTAGGTTTTGAAGGTACATTATCAGAATTAAATGAAGCAAAAGAAGAAGCAAAAGAAAATAAAACTTCTTTTGATATTTCAGGTTTCGAGCTTTGGGAAAATGAAATTGACAATGCAGATATTAGAGAATTATACTCTAACTACTGGGTTCTTGTTGATAATGTTAATGCAGAGGATGGTTTAAGTTGTATTGATTTAGATTGCGAAGATTTAGAAACAGCAATTGAGACAGCGAAAAATAGCGATTATTCTGGTGATGGTGAAAGTTTTGATGCAACAGAATATAAATTAGTAAAAACAATTAACGATCTTCATATTTTTCAATATGAAGATTAAACACCTTAGAAAACAAAAAGGAATTACACAAAAAGAGCTTGCGAATCGTTTAAACAAAGATTTCCAATACATTTCAAACCTAGAAACTGGCAAACGAAATGCAAGTATTGAAGTATATTCTAAAATATGTATCTCATTAGGTTATACCGAACTTGAAACACTTCAATTTATAGCTGACAACCTTGGTTATTCGTGTGTTTTGCGTTGCGTATAACGGTAAGAATTTGAAGCGGAAAAATTTCCTTCAAATTTTTATGATTACAAATTTAATGTTATGTTTCTTATTTTTAATCGGTTATATCTATCCTGAAAAAATAAATACAAATGTAAGCCTGTGAAATTCAAGCAAATGTTATGTATATTTTTTAAAAACAATGATAATAAAAATATCAATATTTCTACACTATCTTATATCATTGATAGTTATCATTTTGAATGTTATAGCAATCCCGATGCCGTTCATTAGAGTAGAAATAAAATCAATAAGTTTTTTGCATCGTTATTATCTTTATAGATATTCGTGGAGATAATGAGATAAAGCTATCATTATCGGGTGAGTATTTTTGGGCAATAAGCAACTTATTGAAAATGTTAAAACAAAAATACAAGTGAAATAACAAGGAGATGCAACTAAATTGCTATAAACTCCTTGTTATTTTTTGTTATACATAACGTGCGGATTGGAACCCTTAAAAAAAAATGAAAGACAAATTAAAAAAAATGAGTAAAGTAAATAATACGCTAAAAATAGACAAGTATACAGTATATTACAGCACGTCAAATTTAGGTAGTATTGTTGGGCTTAACGATGGCAGGTACTATGATATAATGGGTGCAGACGGAATTGAGGGTGAATATATGACTATTAATGATGTTTTGGTATTTTTTAATAAAAAAGAAAAACAAAAAAAATGAACTTCAAAGAAAAATTAAAAATATCAGAACTCGAAGCAATTAAGTTTCTCGAAGAAAAAGGATACGATATAGGGGTTACAACTGATCTACAACGAACAGAAGAATGGTTTCAGCAACGTAAAGGAAAGTTTACAGGTTCAGGAATCAAAAACCTAATGAAAACCTCACGAGCCACAGCCCGGCAAGAATGGGGACGTGCTGAAAAAACTATTGATTTTGGTGCTTCGGCATTAAAATATATTTTTGAAAAAGCAATGGAAATAAAAAGGAATAAAGTAATTCATTTGAGTTCATCCGCTGCAATGCGTTATGGCACCGAAAATGAAGACATTGCATTAAAAATATTCTTATCTAAACATTCAAATTTAGTTCACAAAGAAGTAGGATTTTTAGAATTTCTGCGCGGTATAGCAGGGGCAAGCCCTGACGGTCAGATAGTTGATAAGATAACAGGCGAGGTTTACGCTTATGAAAATAAATGTGCAACATCGTGGGGTACATTTTACGATAGAATTTCGGATGTTGACGAAAAACATATTGATTTTTGGCAGTTGCAAGCTGAAATGTTAAGTTTGAAAACAGAAAAATGCATATATACAGTTGCTGAGCCGTCCGAAAATATTTTTGAGCCAAATATTACAGACGTTTTTGATACTGTTGTAGAAGCATCAAAAACACACCAAAAGGCTATGATAGATCGTTGTCGTATAGGTCATTCGGCAATTCAATATTTTCTAAAAGGGGAGAATATTGATGTGGCTTTGGAATATGCTATTTCAGAATATAAATTAAAATAAATCAAAAAAAGTTTTGATAATTCAAAAATAAGATTTATATTTGCATAGAATTTAAGATTTAAACTTTTTAAAAACTTCAAGACAATGACAAATCAAAATATTTTTGTTTATGATAGTGCAGACCATCAAGGGCGTATAGGTCGCGAAGAAATTTTATCCAATATTCCAAACGGGTATATTGGATTTGGGTATACTAATGAGGATACGAGGTCTTCAGTATATAGAGACAATTCAAAATATACAGAATTTGGGATTAATATTCCTGAATCCATTAAAGAAGAATTCAGAAATATATTATCAGAAAAAATTAAAACAAAAGGCAATTGGTCTTTTGCTTTAATATCAAAAAAAGAAGAAGATCTTGAACGATATCTCACAAAAAAATTCATCCCAGAAAGGGTGAAAGTATCTGGGACATTAGGAAGTGGAATGGCAAGACAAATGGACTTTAAAAGTCCATTTCTGAAAAAAACAAAAACATATACATCAAGACGGTACGTCGAAATAACGTACAAAGTAACAAATGCAGGTCGTTTGTATTTGTTAAACAGTAGATATAGTAATGTAGAACACTATTTAAGAGTATCTAATGCTTTATTTGTTCAGGCTCTTAATAAATCAAATGAATGGATTGATTTTCGATTCATTAAATAAAAAAAAAACACAAATGAAAAAAGTATTATGGTTTAGTCGCCATAAAATGACTATCGAACAAAAAAGTACCTTAATAGAAAAATTAGGGCAAGTTGAAATAACACAGTTAAGCGGTACGGTCCCAAACGTGCATGTGCCGTTTGAAGGGAATCCGACTGATGATGACGGCGGTGTTAATGCTGATAAAGTATTAATCGGTATGCAGCCGCATTTAAAAGAGTTGGTTAAAGAATATGATGAAGTAGCAGTTGTATTGCCGATAGGTATGTTGCAACAGTTATTGCCTTTTGTTTCTGCAAAAAGGTTGCTTCAAGCAAAAAATTTAAGGCAAATTGACGATACTGGGAAAGCTACATTTATTTTTGATAAGTGGGAGCAAATCAAAGAAATAAAAATAGTTTTAGCTGATTTGTAATTTAATGCCCGAGACACACCATCTCGGGCTAAAAACTTTAAAAATGAAAAACCCAAAGTGGATGCGAGATGAGTTTATCTCAAATCTAAGAAAAAGGCAAAAAAGTTATGGTTTTGTCTTAAAAATAAAAAACGTAACAGTTAATGTAAAGGATTACGAACTTCCGTACTACTTTGCGTTACTTGAAAAACAATGCCCTAATGAGCTGCTATTAAATGATTTGAATTTTAATAGCAGCTCAGAGGAAATAAAATTCAGATATATACACAATCAAGATTTTGTGAATATTGAGAATTTATCAGAAATAAAGAGAATAGTTGAATTAATTAAAAACTTAAAAACATGAATGAAATATTATTCTTGACAGGATTATTAATTTTAGTTATGATTGCTATAATTATAACTAAAATAAAACGCCGCAACGGATGGAAAAATCAGTTTGACAATTGGCGTGATGGAATTAGTAATCAAAATTTATAACATGAAAAAGTCAGCAATTTTTTTAATAATAATAATATTAATAATAAATCTGTCATCATGTGTGACAGATGAATTATATTATACTCATGCAGACATAGTTAATGAAGCAAACAACTTTATAGACGACCCACTTTTCGTAGCAGAAAAGTACAGCTTAATTCAGAATTTTTATGATATAGATTTTGAAATAAAGCTTGCAACCGAATCATTATCACGTTATCCTGATTCTCATCAGAGAATTGAGAGATTAAAATATTTGCAGGATTTAAAATTGATTTATGGTTCAAATTTTTTGCCTGATACGGTAAATCAGATGCACTTAAAAGATGTTTTAAAAGATCCTGATAAGACGTTAAATGGAATAGTATATAATTGTATATTATTTGCACCTTTGTCGGCTGTCAAGATGCCATCTGTGCAAAAATATAAGACAACAAATACCGGTTACCGTGCAGCCAAAAAAATAGCAAAACATTCATATAAAAATTTTAGTAATTTTAATATAAAAATCGGTACAGATTTTTTTAAAGTCAAGCACGGAAATGATAAGTGGGGTATGAAGCATATCATTAAAAGGCATTCTCCAAAAGCCTATATATCAAGGAATAAGTTTCCAAATATCGGTACACATTTATTTTTAAAGTCTGAAATTTCTTACATTTCCGGGCTTATGAAAAAAATAAATTCAGGAAATATTATTAAAATCGAAACCCGGAGCGGTTATAAGATTTTTCATTCAAATATTCGGAATAGATATGGAATTAAAAGGACATATACACTTGTCGTAGAAGAACATTCACGGAAAGTGATAACTTTTTATCCACGTTCAAGATTGTCTTTAAATATGAAATTAAAATTAAAAGGTATCGCTGATAATTATTTAATTGTAGTTAAAAAAAGAGATATAATATTACAAAATATAAAATAAAAAACATGAAAAAAGTAAAAATAATTGGATTGAATATCAATCAGAAATTCGGCATATTACAAGCTTCTCAGCTTGAATTTGATGCTGATAATAATTTAATAGTCGTAAAAGGAGAAGTTGGTGCAGGGAAAACTTCGCTGCAAAAAGCCTTACAATTGACAACACAGGGTAAAAAAGCCTTACAAGATTCAGCCCTGTACGGAAATATAGACGTTGAAACTCAGTTACTTGATGGAGATATACCTTTATTTGTCGGTTGCCGGAGCAACGAAAAGGGCGGACTTATACATACTTTATATACAAAAAATGCAGCCGGTAAAATAGAGAAAAACCCCGTAATTGACGGCATAAAAGCTACACCATCAACGTATTTGAATCTTTTGCAGACTGAACTGACTTGGAAAATGGATGAGCTTACATCAGAAAATCCAACTGTTCAGAAAAAAATACTATTAAAATTATATCAACATAAATTAACCGATCAGGGTGTTATTTTTGACAAGTCAAAACAAGCATATAAAGGTTCTATTTTGCATCAAATTGAGCAGGCAGAAAATAACCGCTCAACCTGTGATATGATTAGAAAGCAGTATGGCGGCATAGCAGACGATTTAAAAGAAAAGGGCTTTGATGTAAACAGACCTGAATCATTACCGAAAGCTGTAAATATATCTGATATTGATAATAAAATATTAGATTTACAAAAGGAAATTGCTGTAAAAGAAAACACAAAGACAAGTCAGCTTGATAAATTAAAAGTACAAGCAGAAAATTTGACTGATAAAGCAATTAATTTCAATAACGACTTGAAAGTAGAGTATGATAAAAAAGTATCTGAAATTGAAGAAAAAAGACAGGAATACCACAATGATATAAATCAGATACTTTTAAATCTTGAAATTGCAGAAAATGCTTATGAATCGTTACAGACGTTAGGATATAGAGGTAATGAAGTAAAAGAATTTATTAAAAATATGCCGCAAAAATATGATAAGTTTTTTGAATTAATTCCTGAACCTGAGTATATTATTATAAAAAACAATAAGATTCAGCCGACACACAAAACACTTAAATATGACATTGTAAGCAAAGTGAATAATTTACGTAATATGTTTAAAAACATAAGTGAAGAAGGCATTGACACGTCAGAATTGACAGCAAAAATAGATATTTTGCGTAAAGAAAAAATAAAGTCAGAAAATATAAATAAAATATGTAAAGCAGTTGAAACATTTTTTGATTGGCAAGCGGCTAATGAACTGGTAGTTAAGCTAAAAGGAGAATATGAAACTATGCTTACGAATATTGACACAGGAGTTGATGGCTTAAAAATTATGTCTGAAAATGATAATTTATTTTTGATGTATAATGGACATTATGATGTTGAATATTTTTCAAATCGTAAAAAAGAATATCGAAAATTGAGCAGTTATTCCGGAACACAAAAGCCTGTGATATGTCTTTTGATTCAGTCTTATTTGCTTAATCAGAAACCTAAAGCATTGAGATACATGTACATAGACAATGTACCTATGGATAGAAAAACTACAAGCCTACTTGACAAAATGGGTAAAGAACTTGACTTGACTGTATTCTTAAATATTACAGGAGACTTTGAAGCTCAAACACTTAATGACGGCGAATATTTAATTTCAGGCGGTGAAGTATTTTTTAATGAATTAAAAATATAAAAAAATGAAAAATAAATTACAAGATTTAAAATCAGAATTTACGGTACAGGGATCGGACGGAAAAATATATCCTGCTCACAAATGGAAAGTAGAAACGACAAAAGGGGAGTTTGCAATGTGTGTTCCTTACGTTGATGCTCGGCAAGTTTCAGAGCGACTTAACGATGTTTTAGGGCTTAAAGGCTGGGAAAATACATTAATAGAGACAAATAGAGATTCTTTAATATGTGAACTGACATTAATAATTGATAATGAACGCATTACAAGGTCAGACGTTGGAGTACCTTCTACTTATGCATCTGAAAAAGGCATGTCAAGTGATGCGTTAAAGAGAGCTGCTGTAAAATTCGGTGTCGGTGCATATCTATATGAAATGCAACCTATTAGCCTTAAAAAAGTAAAGAAAAACGGCAAAATATATGCAGCAACAGATGACGGAATTGCATTAATGACAGGTGCAGATTTAACGAGTTATATTAATATGAAAAATCCTCTTAGAGCAAAGTTAACAGAAATATATAATTCTTTAGATGAAAAATTACAGACAGAAAATACTGAATTATTTACTAAAATTTGGGATTTGATAAAATAATAAAAAATTATGACAAAAATAAACAAAAAAGCATATTATCAGGGCTTAATCGACAGAAATCCGGGAAGCAAAATAAACGGATTTACGACACTTGATGATCTTAGAGAATTAGCAAAAAGTAATTGTATTTTTTGTGTAAACACACATGATATGCACGATGAAATGACAAAGATTTTACTTTTTGTATCAGAATTTTTTGAAATTAAAATAAGTAGAATTACAGAAAAAAATAGACTTCGAGAAGTTGTTTCGGCACGTCAAATTTTTTATGCAATGTGTGATAAATATATAGTAACTTCTTATAATCATAAATCTAAATTTTATGACGTTTTATTTTCGATAACAGGGCAAAAGAGATATAATGTAAACCATAGTTTACAGCAAGTTGCAAACGTACCTGAATTGAGAAAAGATTTTGCACGTGCCTGTTTGAAGTTTGAGAATGTTAAATTTAATTTATTATAAAAAAATAAATTTAGTTGCAATAAATAATATAATCGCACTACACTTTATTCATAATTTATATACAATGATAGAAAAATATTTAAACAGAGAATATTTAAAATCTCCGCCTGTAAAATGCAATTCTATATGTGCATTTACAGGAAAAAAAATAACAGAAGGAGTTTTAAAATCAAAATTAATTTCAAAAACTTTTACAGATTTTGAATTAATAAAATATAAATCTGATTATGTGAGTGTAGATATTGCATTGTTATTGAGCAACGTTATAAAAAATACAAAAGGCAACATGACTTCTTTGCGAAATTACTCATTTTTTGCAAACAAGGATGGATTTAAAACGTTAATGAGAGATGAAATATTAGATTTGTTGTTGAATTTAAAAGATAGTAAATTTCAAATCTGCATAACTTTTAGTAACAAAAAACATATTGCTTACAAAAGTAAAATGCAGATTAATAATCAGATTTTCACAATTACGACGGATATTGGGAATTGTGTTTTTGACGTAAAAAAAACAAAGCATATTTTACTAATAATTCAAAATTGGTATAAAATTGTTGAAGGAAATAAAAGCAAGCAAGAACCTACTTATTTTACTAAATCGGACATTTTAGGAACAACAATTCCAAATTTTAAAAAGATAAAAAATTACGGAGTTGCTAAATATTTTGAAGAGACAAGATTCTTAGAAAATTATAGAAATACATTATATTTTAAATTATTGATTCATATTTTAAATAAAAAAAATTAATTATGTTGAAAGTAAATTACACATTTAAAGCCGTTACTCCTTTATTTACAGGCAGTAACGAAAATAAAGGAACAGTCAGGACTTTAAGAAGAGAAAAAGTTTTATTGCCAAAACCCGAAATTATTAAAAGTAGTTTTAAATCTAAAAATGAAAGAACTCAAGCAGTTATGGATATTATCTATTCTGTTTATTCGGAAATTGATTTAAAATTAAAATCAGATAATTATGGATTTTACGATGCGTATGCAAATAAAGTAAAAAATGCAACATATGTAAAAACAAAACAGGAATTTTTAACGAAGCTTACCGAAAGTCTTGATATAAAAAGTATGAGTGGAGGTAATTCTAAAATGATATTGCATTCATTAAATAAATTCAATGATAATGAGTTAATCATAACAATTCGCAATGAACATGCTTATTTAATGATTTTATTGCGTGAATATGTTGCTTTTTTTAAAGATAAAAATAAAGTTGCAAATGCTGGATTTGAAAATGAACCTACTTTATTTTCTGAATTATACGAACCCGAAAGTGTAAAAATTGAAGATATTGAGTTTAAAAAATCATTTGAAACTGTACCTTATTTTAACGGAAATTCAATTAGAGGATATTTACGTAGGTTGGTAATGTCTGATTTTGAGCAGATTGTAGGAATTGAGAGTATTGAAAAAAGTCTATATCATCAATTACACACAGGAGGCAATATTAGTGATAGCACTGAATTTGAGGATATTGCAAAAAGAGATGAATATATATCAAATTGTCCTGCAATTTCACTTTTTGGCAGTGCAATCGGAAACATGACAATTCATTCTGATTTAAGCAATGTAGGTGCAAGATTAAGATGTATTGAAAATAATTCCGGGAATTTGAGTTATTGGGAATTTTTAAGTAATATTTTTATGACTAGGCACGACACGTCTAAGATAGAAAAAAATATTGAAATAGTAAAAAAAGAAAGCAAAAAAGAGCGAGCTGCTGATCAAATGATATTTGAAACGGAAACATTTTGTAAAGGGTCAAAATTCGATAGCATGTTCATTTTGCGAACATCGAAACAACGAAAAGATTATGATTTAATTGTTTCTTGTTTTTATAGAATGCTGATTTTGTGGAAAAAAGAGCCATTCATCGGAGGTAATTCTGCAAGAGATATGGGAATGATTGAACTTGATTTTGATATACCTAAAAATGCAGATAAATTATACATTGATTATTTGACTGAGAATAAAGATAAAATAAAAAAATATTTTAATGTATAAAAATAGATTTGTTTGTCCTGTTCCGAACTGGTTGCGAGGCAAACTACTTGAATATAATAGACTTTACGCATTTCCTATTATACCGGAATCGTTACGAAATGCAGAATTTCAAATATTAGATAGTGGAGCTTACGGGCTTTCATTGTCTAATCGTAAAATGAATGATGAATATTTAGAAAATCTGAATATACATTACCATAAATTTTCAGGAAAAAATATTTATTGCGTTGCACCGGACACTTTTTTGAATTTTAAAGAAACAATTGAAAAATTTGAAAAATGGCATAGTAATGATTATCACGAAGTTAAGCCTGTTATTCAAATGTCAAAGGCTAAAAATTTTGATTGGAATATTATAAAATATCAATTAGATTATTACAGTGATTTTTTTCAAGGAAACATTGACTTTTTATTTTTTTCAAATCCTTTTTGCCGACAAATTGAATATCCGAAAAATCTTTTTAAAAGGATACATGACTTATACGCAGTTGATTGGATACATAACTTAGGGGCAGGTTGGAATTTACAAGATGTAAAAGCATGGTCGCAAACTAACGTTAATAGTATAGATACTATTGCTTATTACAATGCTGTTGATTCAGTAGATGGCAACTGGATGCGTGCGTCAGGAACTAAAGTTTTAAAGGCTCAAAAAAATGCTTTTATCGCAAATAAAATAATGACATCACATGAAAACTAAGAATAAACAAAGAATTTTAGATTTTAATAACGCTTTAAGTCAATTAAATTCTGATTTCAAAATATGCACAAAATGAATTATAAAATAACATTTAATTTGCAAACACCTATCAGTTTTTTAGAACGTCCGACTTTTGACGGATTGCTTGCTTTTTGTTACGCAAAAGAATTATTGCAAGATAAATTTTCGCAAAAACTGAGTTATGACAAAAAAGAACAGATAGATTTTTCTGGAATGCCTTTAAACATTCACAAAAATGGCTATTTTATGGCAAGTAGTATGTTTTTTAAAGAATCAGAAGAATTTACAGAGCGATGGCGAAAACGTTGGGATAATAGAAATGATTTTAAAGCTGATTTTGGTAAAAGGTTGAGAAAAGTTCAGATAACAAAAGCAGAATTTAAAAGTTACGATATGCCATATCCTTTGTCTGCAATCACAAGAGTTTGGTTTTTTGTACAGTCGGAGAATATAGCTAAAGTAAAATATCTAATTTCAGAGCATCTTGCAGGAATTGGGAAAAAAGTAAATTACGGGAATGGTATAATCAAAGATTTTGAAATAAAAGAAAGTGATTTTAATTTTAACTCAATTTTTCGACCGATTCCTAAAAAATACGCAACCCCAGAAATGCTTTTAAATTCACAAAAAGTCATATTTAATTTCTGTGCGTGGAAACCACCTTATTGGGATGTGAATAATTTAGAAGAGTGTATTTTAGATGACATATAACGAATAAATATTGGAAACAGTCAAATTTTTATTTTTCTTAAAAATTTTATGTTTACCAATGCCATGTTATACGCTTTATTTTCAGACATATAGCATTATTTAAAAAAAATAAATTAAAAATAATTGCAGTAATATTTGTTTTATAAGATAATATTTCTTATCTTTGATGTATCAAAAGCAATAAAGCTGAGATGTAAAAAATAGAAAATTATGAAATTAATTATTTGGGGGTCAAAAGTAGGATTGTCTGAAGAAGGAAGACAAATAAATGAGGGTAGCACAATGGCTACTGGAACTAAAAAGAACATAGAAGCTATTAAAGTCGCTTCTAGTTTTTTTGACGGAGAAGTAGAATTAGATGTATTTACATCTGATAAAGAGGTTATTGAATTTGCAAAAAAAATAATAAAAGAACATAATGAAAAATAGAAACCTATTAAAAGCTCTCGAACCATATTCGGGGGCTTTTCTTATTCGTGTTGTTTGGGGCGAAATTGCACCCGGAAACATGAATAAATATAGGGCGAAAATACATCGCAGATTGACTAAAAAAGTAAATTTTGAACCTTTGGAAATAGAAAAATTAAATATATTTCTGAAAGTTCAAAACGATGCAATTACCGAGTATTTGCGTTGCGTATAACGTGTATAATAAGTTACCTTTGTACAACAAACATTACAAACGGAACTTTTTTAAAAAAAGGAAAGATGAAAACAAAACTACATATAATAATAGATTCAGAAACAGGATTAGAAATAGTTACATCAAACTATCAAGATGCTTGCAATTTTCAGACTTATGCGTCGACATTTGTCGGATCGTCTCTTAAATATATATTACTTTAATGTTAAGATTAAGAGAATATCAAACTAAAGCAATTTCGGACATACGAACTTTCTTTGGAAAAGGCGGTAATCATTGTATATTACAAGCTCCGACAGGATCGGGCAAGACAATAATATTCTCTGTATTGGCAAAAAAAACCGCAGAAAAGCATAAAAAAGTATTAATAATGACAGATAGAGATGAATTATTAATGCAGACAGGCGGTGCAATTAACCGGACCGGATTAAATGCTTTTTTCATTCAAGCTGGACAAAAATACGTATCAAATGACTTTAACGTATATATTGCTATGTCTCAGACACTTAGACGTAGAATAGATTTGGAATATTGGATTAAATTTTTATCAGGAATTGATTTACTGATAATTGATGAATGTCATAAACAAGAATTTAACTATTTATTTGAAAGTCAGATATTTAACGATAAATATGTAATTGGATTTACGGCAACGCCGCACAGGTCAGGAAAAATGAGACAATTAGCATTAGATTACGACAAAATAATATCTACAATTTCTGTTAAAAAATTAATAGAAAAAGGATTTTTGGTAAATGATGACTATTATGGAATATCAAGTCCAGACATGAGTAATGTCAAAATAGATAGGCTACAAGGCGATTATAAGCCAAAAGAAATGTTTGAAAAATTCGACAGTCCTAAACTGTATTCAGGATTAGTAGAAAATTATAAAAAAATAGCACCAAAAAGCAAAACATTAATTTTTTGTGTAAATATAGAACATTGCATTAAAAGTACTATACTGCTCAGAGATGCAGGATTTACAGCTAATTTTGTTGTTAGTTCGATGAATAAGCCAAAATACCCGAAAGACCCTGAAAATAAAGGGCAAGCAGCAAGGTACAACGAAAGAATGAGAGTTTATGAGCTTTACAAAAAGTATTATGAACTTTACAGCGGAAAAAGAACAGATATATTTAATGATTTTCAAAATAATAAGTTTCAAATCCTTATAAATGCCGGGATTGCGACAACTGGGTATGATTGTCCATCAATCGAAACTATAATATTAAATCGTGCGACAATATCTGTTACTTTATTATTACAAATGATAGGTAGAGGCAGTCGAATTTTTGACAAAAAAACACATTTTAATATATTTGATTTCGGTGGTAATTGTGAGCGGTTAGGCTATTATAGTGAAGACCGAAACTGGTCATTGTGGCATGAATCAAAAGACGGCAAAGGCTTACCACCATTGAAAGAATGCGGTTTTGACAGCGTTGGAAAACCTATCGAAAAAGGCGGTTGTCGGAGACTCATATTAGCATCATATAAAATATGTCCTTTTTGCGGTTTTAAATATCCTGAAAAGAAAACGGCTAAAGTCATAAAATTATATAGTAGTCTATATAAAGATGGCGAAATTATAAATCATAAAAGGGTTTCTGATATGAATTTTGACGAATTGCACGATTATTGGAAATTAAAAGGTCATAAAATAGCTTGGTTGTGGCGACAGTTGTGGTATAGAGGCAAAAAAAAAGCAATAGAAAATTTTGCTAAAAAATACGGTTGGCAAAATTCTACTATAATATCAGCAGTAAAATTTTGTGAGAGATTTTAAATAAAACATTTGCAAATACAAAAACTTAGTTTATTTTTGTATTCTTTTAAATAAATAAATAAAAATGAACATAATAATATTAGTACCAATATTTGATATACGAAAAACAAAAGCTTATACTTCGCTGGTAAAGCTTTGCGAAGACAATAAAAACTTTCCGAAACATGAATTATATCGGAGAGAAAAATATAAATTTCCGTTTTTTAAAATAATTAACGGACATAATTATCTTTTTTTGAAATTTAAAATAAAATGACATGAAAAAATTTGGATCAGACAAGCGTTTGCAAATAGTAAAATCGGCACCGGCTAAGATTTTAAAAGAATCTTACATGACAAAAAGCGGGCAAATGAAAAATCGGTATGTAAAAAATATTAAATCAAAACCAGTTAAGTATATTATTCACAGTTTAAACTAAAAAATTATGAGCATAGCAAAAGGATCATTAAATCTAAGTGCCTTAGTCCATGTAAAAATGGAAGTTAAAGGCAAGTCAGGAGACAAAGTAAAAGGTATTTTCGTGCCGTTGTCGGCTAATAGAATTACAGAAACAGAAAAAGGCGGCATATACTTGAATCTTGTAGCTTTTGAAATGAAAGAAAAAAAAGATTGGGGTACTCACATTGTCAAACAATCTTTGTCAAAAGAAGAACGCTCAAAGATGAGTGAAGAAGATCAAAAAAGTATGCCAATTTTGGGTAATTTGAACATTGATAACACTCCAAGTGAGACTGTTAACAATGCCGCAGATGGTAAAACTTTCACAGAAGAAAGTGATGACTTACCGTTTTAATATTTCTAAAACCATGCATCTTTCTGTTATATTATAAAATAGAAAGATGCTTTAAAAAACTTCAAAATGATAACAGTTCCACGCAAAAAAATGAACGCAAAAAATTTTGGCATATTATTACTAATGTCAGAAATTATTCAAGATATAGTAATGAATAAAAAGTATAAATATTCCGAAAAAAAAGCACAAAAAATTATAATAAAAGCAGTTTCAGAGATTGAAAAAATTGCTTTCGGAAATACCGACTTGACCGACTTTGATAAATATCAAGAAATGATACTTTCAGAGCATTTAAAAGGCATGCCAGACAAATATATCATAAAAATATGTTCGTTTATTATAGACCGTATTTTGCATGAACGTCAAGACTTTAACCTGAACATGAAACAATATTTTGTTATTATTAGTCGATATTCTAATATGCTTACACATAATATAATAACATCATCAGATCTTGCAAAAAAAAATAATGATATGAAAAATAAACAAATACAATTTGATAATTATTTGACATATAATAATATGCAACCACAAAATTATTTAACATATATTCAAATAGATCGATTTTATAATTACCTATCAGATTTCTTTAACCTTAAATTTCAGACTAATGACAATTAAGATACCCCCTGAACATAATTATAAAATTATAGTAGTTCCAAATGAAAAAATGATTGAAAAACCTGTAATAGGTTCAGAAATTAACGATGAAAAAGGAAATATATATATGATTCAAGATTACTTTTTTTATCCTAAAAAAGGTGTATTTCCTGCATCTTTGATAATGCTTGCAACCGGTAAATATATTGATTCAAAAGTTTTATATAGTGCATATCCTCGATCAACTGGTGTGTATTTACTTATTGTAGAAAAGCAAAAATAATGAAAAAAACAGAAAACAAAATACAATACGAAATAGTAACGTGGTTCAGTCAGAAATACCCACAATACAGAGGTTTATTATTTGAGATAAACAATGACACCTATAGCCGTAATCATGCAATGAGAAGACGTGCAATGGGTATGATTAGCGGCGTTTCGGATTTAATATTTATAGTTCCCGGTAGTGGAAAAATTGCAGGAATAGAAATTAAAGCAGAGGGTAGCAATCACAAGAAAGACCACATAAAAAATCAGTTAGAATGGGGTCGTATTATAATGCAGGCTGGCGGTTTTTACATTATGTCATCACACACAACAGTAATTAAAACTTTTATAAATTTTTTGATTCAGGATATGAATTACGAAGCAAAAGAAATGCAAGGAACTCTATTAAAAAGTATTAATTTTAAATTAGATAAAAGTATTGTAAAATTTTAATAAATATAAAATGAAATTACATATAGTAAATACTCTACGAGATGGAATATTAATATATAATAATTCTGATGAATTAATTTTCAGAACAGACCAAAACGGTTATTGGGATTTTGTAAATGCAAATCTATACGAACCTGAACAGTATTCGTCAGAAAAAGCACGAAATATGTGCAGAGTAGCAAAAAAAATAGTAGCAAAAACAAAATTTTCTAAACTATCAGATTTTCTAAATAGTTTAGATTTTCCAATTCGGACAAATCAACAAGATATTTGTGTTGATGTTGTGTTGTAATTGTTGCCAACAGTAAGTAAAACAGGACGTTTGCTGTTATATATTGTTAGCGGTAGTATGGTATTAATAAAAAAAAACATGAAAAATTTAAAAAAGAATTACGAAAAAGCTGTAAATGATTACTGTGAAAAATTTGCAGAAATTTATGAAATTGATTTTGATGGATGGGTAGCTGGCGTACACGGAGAAGTCGCCACATTTGGAGATTTCTTTTTTAATTTATCAGAAATAATTTTTTGCATTGAAAACAAAATAAATTTAAACTGGTTGCTTAATTGGTACGATTTTAATTTAGAATATCATAAAAAATCAACATACAACTTTAAAACATACTGTAAACTAAGATTTGATTTTGAAAGAAAAACAGGATTTAATTTTACTTTAAATGATTTTGAGAAACATTTATTATATTTAAGAATTAAAAATTAAATTATATATTTGCAATCCCCAAAAACTTCAAAAAATGATAAAAAAATATTTCAATATTGTACCCACTTAGCTGCAAGTTTTTGAAGTTCTTGCAGCTGGCTTAGGACGTGCCTTTTAAACGTCCTATTTTTTTAATATTTAATCACTAAAAAAAATGAATTTACAAAAACTTTATAATAATTTTTCAATCATCCCATTGATAGGAAAAGCCCCATTCACAAAGGGATGGACAAGCTATGCTGATAAAAAAATATCATGGAATAAAGTACAATTTCATGATGACAATATAGGAATTGTTTGCGGATTTGAAAACTTAGAAGTAATTGATATTGATAATCATTTTGACGATGCTGATAAATTGTTATCATTTTTAAAAGATAATTTTGATTTAAGTAAATATCCTATAATCGCAACCGGTGGTGGTGGTTATCATATATATTATAAGTGTGCTGACGGTATTGAAGGTAATAAAAAATTAGCAAGTAGAATAAATAAAAAAGGCAAATCAGAAACATTGATTGAAACAAGAGGCAACGGCGGGCAGGTAGTCTTTTATGATAATGTTATAAACGGCAATATATTTGATGTTCCTAAGATTTTAAAAAAAGAAAGGTTGGATATATTAGAAATTTGTAAAAGTCTCAATGAGGTGGCTAAAATTGACAAAAATGAGATTGTTAAAAATAAGACTAAAACATATTTTGAAAGACCCGGAGATGTTTACAACAACGATTCTGCGACACCCCAAGCGACTATAAACCTTTTATTATCAAAAGGTTGGACTCAAATAAAAGATAAATATTTCAGACGACCCGGTAAAGATGCAAAAACAGGAATTTCTGCAACATTCGGAAAGGTCGGAGTTAATAAATTTTACGTTTTTTCATCAAATGCAGCACCCTTTAAACCTGACACATCTTACTCAATGTTAGGCGTTTATGCAGAATTAGAACATAGCGGAGACTATTCTTTGGCAGCTAAAAGTTTGGCTGAAAAATATAATATTAAAAAAGTAAAAAAAACAAAACCGGAACAAGAAACAACACAAGAAAAACTACCAAAAAAATGGCAAGCATTATATAATATTATCACAGAATGGGGTTTGAAATTCAGGTTTAATTTGATAACAAAAGTTTTTGAGGTAAAACACAAAGAATCAGAGCATTACGAAAGTATGAAATTGTTGTATGGTGATATAATTAGAGAAATGGAAGTAAATAGAGATATTAAAAATATCTCAAAAAATAAACTTTCAGAAATGTTACAAAATAGTAATGTTTGTAAAATGTACAATCCTATTCAGGACTTTTTTGAAAACTTACCAAAATGGGACGGTAAAGACTCATTATCAGAACTTTGCGAGCATATTATATTAGCTTTTGATGAAAAAAGAGAATACTTTAATGAAATGTTTAAAAAACATCTTATTCGGACTGTCAGATGTGCATTAGAGACAAAATATACAAATAGAATAGTCTTTGTCTTGCACGGAGATCAAGAAATCGGTAAAACAGAGATATTCAGGTGGTTAGTAGGAGATGAATTATATTATGAAGAAAACATTGACCCGTCCGATAAGGATTCAGTTTTAGCATTAGCGCGATATTTAATCATAAATATTGATGAATTAGACAGTCTGAGCAAAAAAAATGTAAGCAAATTAAAGGCATTTATAAGTAAAGGAGAGATTACAAAAAGGCTACCTTACGGTCATCATGATGAAAAATTTGATAGAGTAGCTTCTCTTGTGGCAAGTACTAACAAGTCTGATATACTGACAGATACAACAAATACAAGATGGTTAATTTTGAAAGTAAAAAGTTTTGACTGGCAAAATTACACTAAAAAAATTAATCCTTTACAAATTTGGGCTCAGGTTTTAGAATTATATAAAAAAGACAACAAAAGCGGAGACCTTTTATCAAGTGAAAAATTAATTAGAGATTCTCGAAATAGTAAATTATTTCTTGAAACAAGCATTGAACACGAAATTTTAGTAAAACATTTTACAATACAAAAAGATTCAGGAGGTCTGACAGCTACTGAAATTAAGCTATTGATAGAAAAACATTTATTTCCGACAAAAATTAATATGTACCAACTTACAAGAGAATTGCACCGCCTACACGGAGAGCCTGTAAGACGTACAATTAACGGCAAATCAGGACGTTACTATATGTTTTCTTATTATTTTGCAGGTGCAGAAATTCAGGCACATCCGGATTTTTTAATTGAAAGTGGGGCAGATGAAGAAGAATTACCTTTTTAGATTAATTAAAAAAACACCTGCATTTAAAAATCACAAAACCTTAACTTCATCAATCTTGCCATTTGAAATATCTAAAGTAGCAGGAACCCATGTGCCGCCAACTGATGTAAATGCGGTTGTAAGATTTGCATTCAAAGTATTTACAAACGCCTGTAAACCTGAATTTAAGGCGTTATATCTTACCATAAAATCTACACTGCCACCAATTTCAGCAGTACCGTTTTTTTTCAGAATAATATAAAATTTTTCGATATTATTTTCATCAGTTGAATATATCCGAATCTCACCTTCATCTGTTTTTTCAGATTTTTGAATATACCCTAAAATCACACTTTTTTCATCATTCTGAGTTGTGCTGTGTACTGCTTGCAAGTCCATAACAGGCTTACTGTCAACACCAAACGGCTGCACATTGTCGGCTGTTTGAATATCATTTTTTCCAAACCTAAGAATTTTTATAAATTCTGACGTTGATTTTTTTACACGACTTATTGTAATCATATTTTATTTATCAAATATATTTTCAACATTCTCATTCTCAGTATATACATCAAGAGGGACGCATATTAATTCATATTTAATATTTTTTGCAGTACCCACGATTTTCACTTGTTCAACAAATAAATATACCCAGTCCTTAATCCCTAAGCTTGCAGCCTTAAACTCAACTATACTGCCTGTTGCAGCGTATTCTGTAACTTCAATTCTTATCTTAATATGTCTTAATTGATTATGAAGTTCAGAGAGAGCCGCATTTTTTACATCAAATATATTTCCATTTCTTAATATTTTAGTTTTAGTTCTTTGAGTATCAGCTGCATACGGATTTTTTATAGTATATTGTCCTGAATCAGGATTTTCGCCTGCTTGTTTTAAAATAGTAGTTTCTGCGTACATTTCTTGCCCATTTACCGTCAATTCTGCACTTATAAATCCCGTGCGACCTTCTTCAATCTCTAACTCTGTATATAAATCGTCTGAATTAAATCGTGTAAAAAGAAGGTCTCCGTGCCTCGTATTTGTAAGTATAATATTTCGCTGTGTTGCAAGCCTGTCAAGATATTGCTTAATAGTTTCATCAATTTTTATAGTAGTTTGATTATAATTTTTAGTAAAATCAATTGCAACATTTTCAGTATAAGAAAATTCAATATCATAAAATGATAATATTTTATCAGAAATTTCCTTTAAGCTCAAATTATTATTTTGTAAAGGATATAATTCTTTAGGTAAATTACAATCTTCAAGTATGCCTGCTTTCGAATATCCGGATACTGAAAAAAGTTCAGAAGTTGAGCTTAATTTTTGCTGTTGTGATATAATTATACCACTTAACAATAGTTGATCGTTTTCATCAAAAATTTCACATTTAGGATATGTTAAATAGTCAGGAATCATTCTGTTAAGCCCAGTAAACGTAAACGAGCTTGCAACGGCGTTGTGAGTTAAAGTTATATCAAAACTTACAAAATGAGTAAAATCTTTATCGTTTATTGTTAGTTTCATAAATATACATAATTATACATAATATTTAATTTTACGACCTTTTTTTATACAAATATATTCATCTAAAGAAATATCATTTTGAATAATAAAATCATCTAAATTACTATCCGAAAAACTATAAAATTTTTGAGTTAAATTTATTATATTATTATCATTTTCTAAAATAATATTTCTTTCCTGTTTTGATTTTAATGCAATCTGATATAATTCTCCAATTGTTAAATTTACAATAAAATCAAGCCTTTGAGCCAAATCAGAATTTTGCTCATGTTCAGAATCATCAAACATTTTTAAAATATAACTATAAGCATCAATTATTTTATTTACAATATCATATACTTGATTCCTTGTTTTATAATCAGAATCTTGTGTCGGATTTACAGCACAATTGCAAGCAATTGATAATAAGCATGTTTGATTTATTTCAAATAATTTTTTATCATCTTTTGAATCAAAAATATTTATTTGCAAATTATTTACAGAATCTATTACAGATTGTACTCTACCCTGTACAGATTGCCAAATTTGAAAAGGAAAATTTATTAAATTTTGAATATCATTTATATAACTTATAATATCATTTGCTACTCCCTGTGCTGACTGCGAAGCGACACGTAAAAAATTTTTATACTTTTCTACATCTTTCTCATTTTCAATGTGTTTAGTATAGTTATCAGAAATATTTTGTACAGTATTCTCAGCCGATTTTATTGATAACGTACTTAAATTTTCATCAAAATAAACCTTTGTTTTTTCATCAATATCCTTTTTTGCGGTTTTAATTTTATGAACATTATTTACTTTCGCTTGCGGATATTTACTTGTTAAAGTTTCAACAACTGTACCGGTAATTTTTGTTACATTCATCAAAGAATTATCAATCGTAAATTCAAGAGGTTGCACATATAAATTGTCATAAATAGGGTGCTTAATTGTCCATTCTTTAGGATTTTCAGAACTTAATAAAAATTTATTAGCTTCATCAATATGATTTTCACCTTGAAACCATAAAACTAAAGGATACTTATATGCTTTTCTTAATTTTCTATCAACATACGAACCTTCAACTCCTGCGAAGTCATAAGTCTGTACGTTATATGCAACTTGCTTTTCAGCTTGTTTCCACAACGGAAAATATGACTCTCCATCGCCTGTAATTATTTCAAGATTTATATTTTCTATTCTGTCTAACCAGTTCATAATTTCATTTTTCTTTTTGCACGTTCTTTAAATAACTTTAATACTTTTTTATGACTTTTTGTTGCTGCGGGATATAAAAAAGGTGATTTATCAATCTGTACTTTTTTATTTTTATCAAGTTTATATAATACTTCAAAATCAATATCTAAAGGTCTTGTTTTAACTTTTTTAATTTGTCCGACAAATCCGTTATAATTTATATAAGTTCCCTTACCGCCTTTAAAAGCCGCACGCCTGAACTTCTTATTTTTAAAGGGGTTGCGACCGCCTGTAATTTTTATAACATCCGTTAATTCACTAACTTTTTTATTTTTTGAAATTCGTTTTTCATGCAAACTTGATATGCGTGCAGGTGTTTTTCCTTTATTATTTTGATAAGGCAAATAGTCCGTTCTTGTGGCGTTACCGCCGATTTCTTGTGCTCTCAATCCAGCTTTTGATTTACTTGAAGACAAAACGCCCACTTTTGCAGTCATTTGTTGAATATCAAAAGTATTTTTACACTTATTAATTCCTGTTTGACTCCTTATAAAAGATTTTTTTCTTATAATAAATTGATTATCAAAAGACTTAAATAGTTCATTTTTTTTCATATCAAATGCTAAATCATTTAACGTACCTCTTACTGTAATAGGCATTGCAGACTTGTTGAGCTTTTCTAATTTATTAATAAGCTCAACAAATTCATCTGCATTTATATCAAATGTTTTTTTCATTTTTTTATGTTATGCAACAGGTAAAAATATGTTATGCAACAGTTAAAAATATGTTATGCAACAGGTAAAAATATGTTATGCAACATAATCAATTTTCACAAAACCTCTATTATAAGATGTTGCACTAAAATTTGCAGTATCAAAATATTTACCTGTACTTGCTGTTAAATCTACATTTGTTGCATTTATTTCACTTATACCTACGCCGTCCTCCATCGCAAGTGGATAAACTTTAGTTCCTGCATCATTTCTTATAATTACAGATATATTACGTATTTTTTCATGATCAGATAAGCCATGAGGTACCGATATAGATGTAATTCCCGTACCCGAAGAGTTCATATTCCAATTTCCAATATCAAGAAATTTTGAATATCCTTTTTTAACTTGAATCCGTTTGTCTATATATAATCGCAATGCACTAATGAACTGATAACCATTATTTTCGTTATCAAAATCATCATTAACAACTAAAAGAGAATCATGCATTAATTTTTGAAAAAACTGAACAATGTCTTGATTAATTCCTTCTCCTATAAGTGTCTGATTATCAACTATTTTGCCATTCAAATAATTAGCATCTGAATTATCGATTCCTGTTTGCAAACTTAAATCTTTAGCCATTTTTTTATTTTTGTAAATTTAAAACCTTATGAATTAGAGACTTAACAAAGTCTTTTGATATATTTTTGTATTCATTTAATCTATTTCCATTTTTCAAATACTTAATTCCATGTATATTTTTAATATAAATTTTTATAGCAGGATATACAGCTTCTTTTTTCACACTTTCAAAATATTTTTTTATCTCTACCGAATTTTCAAAAGGTAAATTATTATCTGTTAATGATTTACGTACTAATTTAGCATTGCTTATCAAATCAGATTTTAACAGTTTTATACTCATTTCTGAAAAGTCATCTTTGATAACTCTGTGAGCTGCTTCTGATATTAAAGTAACCGCCTGTATAATTGCGTTTTTCATTTCCAGATTACCGACAATTCTTTTCTCTATTATATCTTGTGCCTCTGCTCGAAGTACGACAGGTAAACTATACAGAGCTTTATCTGTATCAATATGTTCTTGCAAATTATGAGCAACATCATCAAGCTTTTTTTCATATCGATTTCTTCTATTGTGTGCTTTTTCTTGTAATTTCTTATCTTTAAATCGATCCCTTAAATTTTTCACAAATAAAAGAGCGACAGAACCTACTGCTCCTACTAATTGTGTAATTTCGCTAATTTCTACAGACATGTGTTATTATTAAATATAATTTATTTTTAAAATTCCTGCCGTTTGAGCAGGTTTAACTTTTAATATTAATTCTCTAAATTCCTGTTTTCTAATTGCAGAAATATTCGCATAACCACCTGAAACATTGCCAATTAAAAATGTTGCTTTCATATTATCAATGCCTCCAAACACAAAATTAGAATCTTTTGAACTGTCAATATAATTTGCTATAATTTCGCCACTTACAGCCGCCGCACCATAATTTAATGTTCCGTACCTTGTTTTGCCATAAAGTGCTGCATTATAAGGAATTGGTATTGTATTTAAGTGTACATAAACATCAAATCCTACATTTCTAAGCCTACCTTGTAAATATAAATAATGTTGTCGAGCAGGTATTTCTCCGGGATATTTAATTTTTTCTTTAATTGCAATTTTTCGTTCTGATAATGTTAAATGTGATAAATCCATTAAACCTAAAGAAGACTCCCAGTTTGTAGCATCTTCATTAGAAAAATCATCATTATCAGGTAAACAAGAATCTAATATATTATAACACGTTTCTAAAGCATTTTGTTCAGAAATTGTAAGAGCTTCTAAAAATTGTGTAAAAATTCCATATTTATAAAGCCACCACGCACGCCCTGCTGGAAATAATTGTTTTGTTAATTTTAATAGTTTTTCTTGCATATCATTGTATATTAAGCAGTAACACTATTAATATAAGGTATATCTCCATTTTCAAATTGATATATAGTATAATTAACACTATCAACAGTCATTTCTACTGCCGAAAATGTAGCATTAAAACCAATAATATCTCTTACAATGCCTTGTATATCAGTCAGATAAAGCTTATCTTTATTAATATCATTTGGATTGTCTGCACCTCCTACAAATGGTCTTATATCTTTTAAAAATTCCTTTATTTGTGCTTCAATTTCAGTTAAATAGCTTACATCACTTAATCCTGTAATTGTAACATCTACAGGTAATGGGCTAATAACTAAGTAATTAACATTAAAAACTCCCATCGGCATACGCCCTCTTTCGTTCAAAGGTTTTGATGTGTCAGGATCAAAATTACAAACTGTTTCTACGTCTGAAAGCGTTGCTGCTGTAGGCGTGCCGTGTCCATCTGTAGAATCATCTTCGTAAGCTTCAATATATAAATTAATTTCACCTGCATAACTATCTCTAACATAAGGATATACATATCTTACAGTACTTACATCTGCACTCCATAATCTATAATCAGTTTTTGAACCTCCTTGAGGCTCAGTCTGATAAGATTCTATTACTTTTTCTCTATACTCTTCAAAACTTTCAGCATCTGCAGCAATAGTTGTTACAGCTGTAATATTTGCAAAACTATCAATATTTTCAATCGGTGCTGTAACTTGCAATTCATCACCACTTTCGAGTTGTGCAGTTGAACCTAATTCTAACGCTCTTATTTCAATCGTTTCAGGAGAAGCAATTAACGTAGTATTTATGTTTGTAATAAATAATTTATCAGGATTTGTACTTGAATCTAATGACTTAAACGTAGTGCCGGCACGGATTGTAGCCCCTACTGACCCGGTTATTGCTAATTTATATTCTCCTGCTGTAGCCGGATACGGAAGTCTATTAAGCTTTACTTTTCCAAAACGTTCTAAACTACCACCTTTTTGAACAGAAACAGCCTGATCTACAAAAATATTTTTATAAACAAAACTTAACGATAAGTAATATATTTTTAATTTTGCCGCTTGTACTAAAGATATTGCATTTAGTACAGTTTTGCCGACAAATGATGTTATTCCGAGTTTATTTTTTAAATCTTGCTTAATGCTTGTATATAAGTCATTTAAAGATGGTATTGTCATTTTTTTATAATTTTTCTTCTATTAAAATATTTTTTGATTCTAATAATTCTCTATGCCCTTTTGCAAAAAAATTCACATAAATAATTATTAGATTTGCATAAAAAACATGCTGTATATCGTTTTGTGTTTTCGCATATTGCAATAATGCAAATAAATCATTATCAGCAATTAAATCTTTTTGCGAAATTTTAAAACGGAAATTAGTATCAAAATCCCATGTTAATTTTTCCTCCCAAACTGGCAATAAATTATGTTCTATAACATAATCATCAATTTCTTCTTGAGAATCTTTAATAACATATTCTCTATTCCCTGTCTCAGATTGAAAAAGTTTACCATATTTTAAGAAAAATTTTGATATAACATTCTCAGAATCATGTACTAAAACGTATTTATTACTAATTTCTATATATTCCATAATTTTTTTAATTAGTTACTACTGTCCATCCTTTACTTTGCAAACTCGTAACCGCTGCTGTGCCGTTAAAACCTCCGCTTGTGGTGTCTGGTGCGGCATTCGTACCGTTTGCCGTTAAAGTTCCGTTTATCGCTCCGTTAGAATCTATTTTTGTTAAATTTTCATTGATTTCTGCGGTTGTCATATTATTATCAGAAAAATTTATAATACAATTATTTTGTAATGTTAATTTTTCAAATTCTAATACGTTTAAATTACAATTATGTACATTATATACACTAATTTCTTGCCCCGAAATCGTACTGTGTGTGATTCCTGTCAAATTTGGATTACTAAAAGCTTCAAATTTGTATGTCAATTTTATATTACTTAAATCAAGTGTTCCTGTCAAATTACAGCTATATGCTTGATATGACCTTACTTCTTGCCCCGAAATCGTACTGTGTGTGATTTGTGTCAAATTTGGATTCAAATAACATGCTATACCGTTTGTCAATTTTATGTTACTTAAATCTAATGTGCCTGTCAAATTGCAACTATTTACATTATAACCACTTACTTCTTGCCCAGCAACGGTGCTGTGCGTGATTCCTGTCAAATTTGGATTTGTCCACAAATAAAAAATATTTGTCAATTTTATGTTACTTAAATCAAGTGTTCCTGTCAAATCGCAATTATTTGCTCTATAACTATCAACTTCTTGCCCAGCAACGGTGCTGTGCGTGATTCCTGTCAAATTTGGATTTATCCACAAATATAATTTAGCTGTTAATTTTACATTACTTAAATCAAGTGTTCCTGTCAAATCGCAACTATATGCTTTGTATACACTAATTTCTTGCCCCGAAATCGTACTGTGTGTGATTCCTGTCAAATTTGGATTACTAAAAGCTTCAAATTTGTTTGTCAATTTTATATTACTTAAATCATGTGTACCTGTCAAATCACAATCATATACATAATACTCAGAAATAATTTGTCCCGAAATCGTGCTGTGTGTGATTCCTATCAAATTTGGATTATTATAACTAATAAAAATATTTGTCAATTTTATGTTACTTAAATCAAGTGTTCCTGTCAAATCACAATCATATACATAATAATTACTTACTTCTTGCCCTGCAATCGTGCTGTGTGTGATTCCTGTCAAGTTTTGATTATTATAAACATATAATTTGTATGTCAATTTTATATTACTTAAATCAAGTGTTCCTGTCAAATTACAGCTATATGCTTGATATGACCTTACTTCTTGCCCAGCAACGGTGCTGTGCGTGATTCCTGTCAAATTTGGATTCAAATAACATACCAACTCTGTAGTTAATTTTACATTACTTAAATCAAGTATACCCGTCAAATTATTAGAATGTAAATATAATTTCCCAAGTTCATATATTTTATTAAAAATAATTTCTGTTATATTATTTGAATGTAAATATAATTGTGATAATATATATATTTCTGTTAATATTTTTACACTATAATCGTCAGTTGAAATATAAGTATGTGAATCTGATATGCCTGCAACGTAATCGTCTTTTGTCCCATCACCCCAGCAAATCGCACAAACACCCCCATTTACAGCAATAACATCTACTGATTGTCCCGCATTTCTTTGTGTTTCAAATTCAATATCTATACCTAAAATATTAAATTCTGTCGATTCATCATAAATAATTGAATTATAAGTATCTGAAACTCTAATTTTTGCATTTTCAGATACTGTTTGAAAAATATAATTATAAGTACCCGCATTCGTTAATCTATTTTCTATTACATCCCAACTATCTGTTATTTTTCTATATATTTCAATTTTTACAAAAGGCACATAACCTTTTGTATCCCAATTAATTATAACATTATTACATGCTTTATAAATTTGTAAAAAATTTGTTGTAATATCAATCTGCGGAGGCGGCATAACTGAATCACAACGCCCTATAATTGCTGACTCTAAGTCGTGCTGCGTGCCAAACCAAAGAAAATTAACATTTTCTTGTCCGATTTTTACATTTATACGTATTCTATTATAATTTTGTAAAGTAATCTCTACTTTTACAATTGCATATTTTTTTAAATATTTTAAATCGTGCTCAGCACTATTTTCTAAATCTCTAATTCCTTGTAATGTTAAATTGTTTTCTTTTAATTTTTGTTCAAAAGTACCATTAAATTTTTCCTCTTCTAATTCAATTATCTCATTACCCCACCAATCTTTTGATAAATTACCGGCAAATAATGCTAAATATACTTGATTAGCAAGTCCTTCGACTGTACGTAAATCTCGATTTAATAAGCAAAATTCACCGCCATCTTTACTTTCATATATATATATATCTTGCATTTAATATTGTCCCGTTTGTGATAAATTTATATCAAGTCCATTATTTTCAACTAATTTAGCAAGCCCACTTTTATCATTTATATTTAGTGTTGCATTGCCTTTATTTTCTAATAACATTTTATTAACCTGCGTTTGTGTTGCATCTGCATTTATTGCTTCTTTTCCCACCGATGTAGGCTCGCTGTCTCCCGTGTCAATTCCTAAGCCTTTTCTAAAATCTTTTATTTTTGTAGCACCTATGCCGATTGTATCTCCAATCATAGGAATATTTGACAGTAATTCTAAAAGTTGTTGTACAGGTGTTAAAACCATATCAATTATAGCTATTCCTATCGCTCGCAAACCTGCAATTATACCCTCATTTTGAAATGCAGATTGTATGCCTTCCCAGTGTTTTCGTAACATCTGTATCATACTTATAATCAAGCCCAAAGGACCTAAAGCCATAACCATTGATGCACCCCACTTTTCCCAATTATTTATTGCTAAGTAAATTGCAGCTATCATAACCATTATTGCAACAACAATTAACCCGATCGGATTAGCTGCCATAACCAAATTTACCGCAAACATTACAGCTTTAAACACTACCAAAGCCGCTATCAGTGAGCCTATTACAATCAAAATAGTATCCAAATTACGAATTACAAAATCTAAAATTTTATGTAAAACTTGTAATTTTTTATTACTTTGATCTGTTGAAGTAATAGAATTTTTAAATTTATCTGTTAATTCTTTCCATTTATTCGCTAATGTATTTGTTTTAATTGCTGCCATGTCAGTAGCTGCCGATGTTCCCGTAACTTTGTCAATTGTTTTTTCAAGAGTCGGTATGTTTTGTAACATAATTGCTGCAACACCTTTATTTTCAGAACCAAACATTTTTGCTAAAGTCGCTGAATCATTTTGAATTTTACTTAATTCTTTTAATCTGTCAATATAAGGTACTGTCTTGTCTGATATAATTTTAATATCTACACCCGCTGATTTTAAACGTGTTAAAGCTTCTTTCGGTAAAGCATCTCCAAGCGACATTTTTGAAAAAACAGCTCGCAATTTAGTTCCCGCTTCTGCTCCTTTATAACCAAATTTTGAAATTAAAGCAATTGACCCAGATAACTGTTCAATATTCAATCCTGACATTTTTGCCTCAGAGCCTGCAACTTTAAAAGCCTCAGCCGTTTGCCCTATCTTTGTATCACCTGCAACCGTAGCGGCTGCAAGTACATTCATAGTTCTTGTAGCTTCTGTTGCTTCAAGAGAAAACTGATTCATAACACCTGTCAAATATTGTGCTGACGGTGCTAATTCATCACCGCTTGCCTTTGATAATGTGATACTTGCATCAGTTACTTGACTTAAAGCTTTAGCATTTTCAAGTAATTGTGGCTGTGCAGAACCCACAACTTCAAAAGCCGAAGCAACATCTCCGGCGAATTTTCGTTGTGATTTTGCAACTTTATCAATTTCACTTTCATATCCTTTAAAAGAATCTGTTGATACACCTGTTACTGCTAACAATGACTTTAAAGATGACTCTAATTCTACATTAGCGTTTAAAATAGTACGTCCAATTTCTAACGCTCCAAATCCTATACCTAACTGACCAACAATTCCTATGCTTTTTGAAAATCCACGTCGCATTTTTCTTTCAGCTCTTTGTACTCTTGTAAACGACTTAACAGCTTTATCACTAAAGATTTGCGTGCTTCGTGTCATTTTTTTTACAACAGACGAAAACTTATCTATTGCCGTAAATCTTGTTGCTATGTCGAGAGCTGTTGCCATTTTCGTTAATCATTTAAAGTACTCTTAATCTGATTGTTATAGTCAATTGCATCATCATACCAAAAAAATAACCCATATTCATCAATTCTGTCTAAATATAACTTATTTATTTCAAAAGGTGTCCACTTATAAAGCCTTGCTAATGACTTAATTACGTTAGCAAGGTCTCCTACAAAAAATATACTGCAATTGATTCACAAACTGAAATATCTTCTGTATATAATTTACCTATTAATCCTGTATTTTTTTCTGTCAATGCAGCTATTGTCGCTAACAATCTTCCGTCTGCATCTGTTGTCTTAATTCCTGAGTATTTGCGATTTAACTGCTCTTTTCTTATACGTGGCATAAAGACAAGTTTATCAAGCATTATTTCACCATCTTTTGTTTTTACAGGCTCTAAAAGTGTGTATGTCAATGACATATCGTCCTCAACATTCAAATCTCCATATTCGATTGCTTCGATTAAGATTTTTTCTTGTTCTTCATTTCTTTTACGAATTGATTTTTTTACTCGTTTAAAATCTATCCATTTTTCAATTTGTTCTTCTGCAAACTTTCTTTCTACTTTCATTTTTCTGACTTTTTTTTTAAATTAAAATACACAGCTGACTTATAAAAAATTATAAAAAAAGGGAGTGCATGAAGTCAGCCGAAACATACACTTTGGAACCCTTTTTACTTTAAGATATTCGTTTAATTTTACCCGAAAATGCAATCTTTAATCCTATTGTCGAAGCATTCGTATTGCCCTGAATATCACCAACCGGGCGACCTTTGCCCCCCCAAATTGCACCGCTCACAACTGATATTGTCCAGTCCGCATTTAAGGGACTTTCTGACAATTGCGAAAGTTTATCAAGCTCGTCTTTGTCTGTCTGATCCCACGCGATCGGCGGGGTTTCAAAGCTTCCTAATGTTCTATTTAATTGTACAATCATTTGACCGTCAGCCGTTACATTATTTGCATCGTCATTTGTCCGAAAACCGCCTGTATCAAGGGTTCCGTCCTCATTCGCTTTGCAAAATAATGTACCCGAACCGATTGTCGGATGATTATATGTGATCTCTTTAATGTCTCCACCTACGTACATAATATTATATTTTTTTATAGTTTATAATGAATAATAAAAATCAAATTCAGCATCTGTACTAACAATGTCTGCTGTACTTGTATTTTTGTAACGAAAATATATATCCAATCGTGCCGGATTATTTTCGTTTATATTTACTTGAACAGAATCCTGAGCAAAAGAAACATCTGCAATTAATGCAATTTCTCCAAGTTGCTCTAAAAAACTGAACAACAACTGTTTAACCTGCTTAGGCGAAATTGTATCTGCGACACGTACAGCACTTTCTCCGTCCGTAATCGCCTTATCCAGAATGTCTCTAAGCATTATCACACGCCACATAAATTCAATATTCCAATGTAGCATCAAGTCCCGAACTTTACGATATTTTGCGGGATTTTCACCGTCTGGGTGATATGTCGTTTGAAAATCTTGTACAGTATATTTATTATTTAGTAAAATGACTGTTGAACTACCTGCTTTTGCAATTAAATCTCTATTATTATACTCTGCAAAGTCGCCCGCATCACCATTTGCAGGAGTTGGCATATCATTATAAGATTTGCCGCCATTACCTAAGTGTGGACTATTTTGAGATAATAAAGCTGTTGTTACTGCCATATTTGCCGCCGCTTCAAAATCAAAACCTTTTGAGTTTGGAGACGGGCATAAAACATTAGTAACTTGGTCTTTACGTGCAGATATATCTGTTATTGCTTCAATTCCTGTAACTGTGTCTAATTTTGAACCAAATAATGCTACAAAAGGCTTAAATAATGTTGCTGCATAACGCCCGGTAGGGGTGTCCGGATCAGGTATTCCATTTACCGCTTCTAAATCACTGAAAGCCGTAACTCCGTAAGGATTGATAACAATTGTATTCCATTTTTCACCAAAAATTGCTAAAGATGTTGCGACATCAACTGATCCTGTCCCATCTATATTTGAAATTTCTGAATAGACTATTCCTGCTGACTTTCCGTTTGTTTCTATTTCAATATCTAAAATTGCTGTTGCACCTTTCCATTTACTTGTTATATCCACATCTGATCCTGCAATGACAGCTATTACAGGGGCATCAAGGACATTACTTATTGCATCAACAATTGAAGCTTCTACTGTCGCAACGTCATCACCTTCTTCTACTGAAAATGCGTATTTTTTGCCGTCAATATTATCTCTGCCATTTATTTTAATATAATGCGTTGCATTTTCTGTTACCGATGTAGCTATTGCAACCCCTAATTTATATACGCCGGCGGTCGCACCAACATCCGAAATTTGCGGATATATTTCTGTTACAATTCCACCTAAAAGTTGTGAAGTACGAGGTCTTAAAATTCGTGCTATATGATGCAAAGGAGAACCATATCCATACTTATCACCAACTTGTTTTGCAGTCGTAAACTCGTAAGGTTCAGTCGTTAAGCTACTTTGATTTGCTGTATTTGCTTCACCCAAAATTGCTATTCTTTGCGGTAAATTTTGCAAATTTAAACCGAAATTGCCGGGCTTTATTTTATACCCCACAATCCTGCTTATCCTGTCTAAAGATATTGCTGTACTTGTGCTCATTTTTTATAAGTTTTAATTATTAATTTGTATAAAATACCCCTTTTCGGAAGTACCGATTTTTTGCTGACTTGTATATATTTCGCCTGCAATAGGCTGAATATCACCGTTTAACTCCTCCGCTGTTACTTCAAAAGTCAATTGTCCTGAAACTGTATGTGTGCCGTCTTGATTGCTGCTCGGTTGTGATATATTTATATCAGAAACTTTTGTTGTATAAATAAAATTTTCCGAAAAATCTAATGTTAAATAATTTGGATTTTCTAATATAAAACGTAACACTCCTAATAACTTTTGAAGCTTTAAAACTGCAATTTTATCGCCACCTGATGTGTCAGAATCTTTGCCGGAAACAATCACATCAATATTGTAAAAGTTAGTACCTTTGCTTGTTATCGGCGTGTTTTCATCGTAATTTACATTTTTAAAATATACATTTATTGCGGGCAATTCTATTTTATCAAAAGGTATAAATCTTTCAATCCATACAATGGCATCAAATAAAGTGTTACCTGTAATAATAGATTGTTCAGAAAGTTCATCAGCTAAAATAAAAGCTATACGATTACGTATGCTTTCAAATCTTTGTTCTGTTATTTCATAATCTATATATGCCATATTATGCTGTATAATCTCCTAATATACAAACAATTAGCCCTAATGTTTCATCCGGAAATGTTTCATTTATTCTGAATGTTTTTTCTTGACCTGCACTATTAGTATATGTTACAAAATGTCTTATTAAGTTTACTTCTCCGTCTGAATTTCTTACAGTATATCCTGCATCTGAAAGTAAAGTTTCACTTACAGAAATATGTGTATTTCTTACATTTACCGGCAGTCCGGTTGACGGATCTATACTTAAATGATGTGAACTTGCAAAGCCTTTAATAGTAACAATTACAGACTTATCTACATTCTGAAAAGTCAAATCTGTTGACCATTCTGACTGTGAAAATCTTTTTAAATCTATACGAGACTGTGCAAGTAAATCCATTTCTATTTTTTAGATTTTTTAGAATTTTTAGTCTCTTTTTGAACATCGCGAATTTTAACAAAAAAACCCGATTTTTCACATGCTTCAATTTCAGATTTTAAAGGTTTATATTTTCCTTCTGTATCGAAAATTGTACCCTCACTTTTATGATGAACTACACCGCTAAGATTTACGCTCAAAGATTTTAATTTATATTTTGCCATTTTGATAAAATTTTATTGTTTTTTGAAAAAAAGGCGAGCGTTTGAACCCGCCTTTATCCTAAATGAAAAAACTATTACTTAATGTAATAAAAAATTATGCAGAAACTTGCATAGTATAGATCATATCTACCGACACCGGCACCGCTAAAGGTGCTGAATAAATCTCAAAAATATGAGCTTTCCCGATTTGATCAATATAATTATTCAAATAATATTCTGATGCTTTTTGAACAATCATACTGCCAAATTCTGCTCTTTTCGTATCCCTTATAATTGCAGGAACTCCCGCATGTACCATGTCAAATCGTGTGCCTTGTACAGGTGTCATAAACGAAATATTAGCCGGCAAATAACGAGTAATTGTACCGCTTGCATTTTCGTAAACTCCATCGTAAGTCCAAATATTAAATATATAAGCCCCAGCCGTAATCTTTCCATGATAAGAAGCTCCGGTTGATTTTGCTTGAGGAAAATTAATGTCCAAAAGTGATACTTGATTATAATTTGCATTATTTTTAAAGTAATCATTTTTCTTCATACTTACCCATGACGCACCTGACATTACGAGATTAAATTCAGCCGTTGCATTTTTTCCGTTATTTCTTACAAATTCAGCACCTGCAATGAGCTGTGATTCAATGTCTGTAGTGGTTGTAGTCCAATATCCACCTGCTCCTGTAAGATCAACTTTTGAATCTGATTTACGCTTATAATCTACGTTATCACCGTTTTTAATTGTTACAATTCCTGTGTGGAATACTTCTGCCGCTTGCTTTTCTTTTGCCCGCTCAATTTTGTCCTGCAAAGCCAAATATTTTGCAGCTACATCAGATGCTAAATACCCTATTGTTGCAGGGGTTTTGGACACATCAGAACCGAATACACGGTCGTAACGATCTAAGTCTGTTGCGTCAAAATTTTCATTGAAAAATGGAGGTAAATATACTTTTTCAGAACTTTTTGAAAAAGTATTTCTGTTTCCATTTACACCACGAATTACATCTACTGCCATTCGCTCTGTACCACGCTGTACTTCGATTCCAACGTATTTAGTCGCAAAAGTTTTTACATCAAAAAAACTTTTCAAAAATGATTGTGCAGGAATATTATCTTTCCACGCTTTCAAATATGCCTGTGTAAAGATTCCTTTACTTTGTTCTACCGGTATTGACATTGTTATATATTTTTATGAGTTATCTACTTTTGTTAATTCTGTTCCTGTTTCTAAAATTAAGCCTAAGTCATTAAGCCAATCTCTTAGAATTTTAGTACCTACGACAGTATTTAATGTTTCAACATCTGCAAAGTTTATTTTACTTTCTGCTATACGTCCTTTATTCACTAAAGTTAAATTTTCAGTGGTGCCGTCTGCAACTATCTTATCAATTACACACACTCCAACAGGGTATTGACTGCCGTCTGTGGCATCTTTGTCAAGTGCTACAATTTTTTGAGTAGCTGAAATTCTACCCATGACAAGACCTTGTAAAGTTGCTACATCCGCACCGGATGCCGTTAAATCTGCATTGATAAAAGAATTGAAACCTAATAAAAATTTAGAAGTATCATATTCCTGAAACAATTGATTATTAGTCTGTACTTTTTTTGTTATTGTGCTCATTTTTTATGATTTTTCGTTGTTAATACCTGCCGCTGCAAAAACTTCGGCTTTAAAATTATCTAATTCCTTTGTGTCCTGTGCTTTAGGCTCAGTTTCCTTTTCTTTTTCAACTACTTCCGGACTTTCTGCTTCAAGTTCTTTAATCGTCAAATTCGATATTGCTTTTCGAGACATTTCTGCTATTACTTTTTGTGATACTAATTTATCACTTTTAATACCTGATGTTACTTCTTCAATATCAATATCCGAAAACGCTAACCATGCTTGTACTCTATCTTTCTCATTCTCAGCACCTAAAGCCAAGATTTGAGCATAAATATCAGCATGTTCTTCTTTAAATTTTGCTATTGTCATGTTCTTTTTTATTAAATTATTATTTGTTTTTGTAACTCCTTTTAAATCAATAACTTTACTTCCTTGTAAGTTTGATTTTATTTCATTTTCACTTCCCTGCGAAAATTCTGAAAAAGCTACTAAGTTATTTCTAATTGCCTCAATTTCACGAGGTTGTAAGCGTGTTACTTTATCTACTAATCCGATTTTCTGAGCATCCTTTGCCGTCAACCACACATCTTTACGTTTTTCAGCCTCAAAAATATCTTTAATTGATGAACCTGTAACATCTTTAAACAACTTACTGTCAATTCGTTGCTCCAATTTTGAACGTAATATAGAATTTATCGTATTTAATAATTTTTGATCTTCTTCATTCTCAACATATCCTGTTGCTCGATGAATCATAAACGAAGTAACGTCTAACGCTTCTACTTTATCGAAAAATAGTGATAAGAAAAAAGCCATACTCGACGCATTTCCGTCTACTTTTAAGGTAGTTTTCCCTTTATGTTCTGCAATAGCTGAAACCATGCCCCAGCCGGCAAACACAGAGCCTCCGGGACTATTTAATCTTACTGTAATATCTTCATTTTCAACTTCATTTATTCTTTCTATAAAATCCGCTGCTGTAAAATCGTAAATTGCTGAATATAGTAATATTTGTTTCATTTTGTTTCTGTTTCTATTTCCGTGTCATTATTTATAATAAATTCGCCTGATAATTCTTTTTCCGTTTCAGCTTTCTTTAAAATTGTCAAATAATCACCTGTATTTAAATTTTCACAACTCTGCTCAGCTGTTGTTAAAGGTATATCACTCAATACATTACCAAGCTTCAATCTCTCTGCATTGACCTCTTTATAAGGGTCGATATGCGGTACTGTTGATCCAATAAATCTACAATTCCTATACGCAGCTAATATAATATAATTTTTTGAATAATAGGCACTTAGATAACCACTTTCTTTAATTTTGTTTTTCAAAACTTGAATATCTAACCAAAAATTATAAAAAGGTTTATAAAATTGTTCTGTTAATAGTAACTCTCTATCAACCAACATCTTATATTCCCATGACTTTAAAGCCGCCCTACTGCCTGAATATGACCCCCCAAACTTATCAAGTGCAACTTCGGGCGGTATTCCAAAAGTAGAGTACACAATATCGGCGTTCGTCATAAAAAAGTCTTTGAAATTCATGTCAGTTTCAAAGTCATTTCTTTTTAATTCCGAGCCAATCGGCATGTTATATGTCTGTTTACTTGTAGTTTGTGCAATTTTTGAAGCTAAATTTTGTTCCTCACTTTCTGTATAAGAATCTGTTTCAGGTGCAACTCCCTTTTTTTTACTCATACTTTGTGCAAGTTGCTGAATCATAGGGTTTTCACCTGTACTAAATTGATTATGATTAATCGTATAAGGTATTTTGCTATTTTCTTCTGCATTTCCGATCGTTGCATCCTTATAGCGATCCATTTTTGATGCTGTTTCCAAAATTGCTGTCAATAATGACATTCCTCGTACTGTATCTTGCTTATAATTAAGCCCATACATCAACCAAGCGTATCTTTGCCCTTTTTTTCGAGCTAATATTTTTTTATTATTTACATAATATGCAATATGTGTGCCTTTTTTATTTAATTCTACACCATCATCAAGCCTGTTACCTCGCTTTTCAATTTCTTTTAAAAGATTGTTGCTCAAAGGATTCTGAACATGATAACCATCAATTATTTGAATTTTGGGGATGCCGTCCACAAGCCTTTGAATTATCAAAACATCACCTGAAATTATAGCATTTTTAAGTGCTTCTTTTGCTATATCGTGTAAATTACTTTCATCGCTATAAGAAGATTCTTTTTGTTTCGCAAACAGCCTAAAATAAGCCTCTGTTAAGGAATTGAACTGTTTTTCATTAAAATTTATTTTCTCATTTTCTAATATTACAGATTCCGGTGTTGATTGTAATTTTAATCCCGATCCAACTATCCAAAGTAAATATTTTTTTATAGCATTTTGTAAAATGTCAGATTTTAAATAAGCCTCCCATGACCTTAATCTAATTGCATAATAATCAAGATAATAACCTACAGGATTACCTAACTCGTAAGGTGTTTTTTCGCCGTCAAATGGTATCATATTATCACCTGACCAAAATGAAAAATTTGCTTTCGGTTCTAATATTTTTTTATCAAAAAAATTAAAAAAATTAAATCTCATATTTTTATATTAATAAAGTCCTCTCCACGGGCGTAAAACCATGCTTCGACCATTTAATTTATTTAAAATTCTCTGTTTAATGATTTCATAAGCCTGTATTGCTTTTGCAATGTTTTCAAGCCCCCGATAAGCTGTCTTAATTTTAATTTGACCGTCATCAATACTATATTCCTCAACATCCTCATTAGCAACAGCTTCAACTGCTCGAAGTTCTAATGCTTCAATAATTTGAGTAATTCTCAAAAGTCTTGCTTCTAAGGTAGTTGCACCTTCAATATATAAAGTCTCATTCATATTTTATTTTTCCGTATAAGTAATTTATTGTAAAAATATAATACAAAAGCTAATATCATTAATTTTATATCAATAAAGTAAATAAAACTTGACATAATTATATAAATCAAATTCATTATTTTAAATCTATGTTTTATAACATATTTTTCTAACTTTTTTATTATATAATACTTTTTTATTTTTTTCATCATAACTCTCTAATGTTTAATGAACCCCTATAACTCTCTGAACCATAAGACTGTACACAAAGCCAAATTTCATCATAATTGCCGGCTAAATCTTTGCCGATATACAACGAATTTTCAATTTCTGAATACATCATATCTATATTATTCGATATAAAACCTGACATTATCACATGTCCTTCATCTGTTACTTCGTTATTATTATTTATTGACTCTTGGATGCCCATATTATCAACGTCAGTCCACGTTACAGAACCTGTATATATAGGGTTTAAGCACACAATCCACCTCGCATTCGCTCCTGAAGCTGACATAATTGAAGCACTTATAATTTTAACTGTAGAATTAAACGAATTTTCCTTTAATCTAATACCTGCAAGGACCTCAATGTCATTATTTCCAATTGCGACATTATCAGACGCAACGGTAGAATAAAGCAACCCCGCAGGATTATGCCCACCTTCCGAAATTATAGAACTGCAAATTTGAGACATCGTACCGGATCCACCTCTACTAAGTAAAGTATAATTTACAGGTAATTTTGCATTCTGCATATAAACATCTGTAAATCCGTTACTTACATGCCTGAATTGATGTGCTACTACTATCTCTCCTCTATCACTAACAAATCCGCATCTTACTGATCCAACTCCTAACCATTCAAGATCTATAAATAAAATATTTGTAGATTCAATATCAAGCAAAAAGCCACCATTTTTACCCGTCAAATCATCAATATTCCAATTTTCTTGTAAAACTGATTCTATCTTTACGCCATTATTCCAAATTTCAAAATATAAATCTCCTGAATCGTTCACAAAAGCAATGCCATTCTGGGGTGTCGTGGTGATAACAGGTGCATTGTAATTATCAACATCAAATAACCCTACTCTCTTTAAAACATCTGTTTCTGTGTTGAAAAGCCCTGTTATCAATGCTTCATGAGACTTGCCTGACTGATAATGAAATCTCATTTTCGTTTGTGAAATTGCATAATCACCATTTACTGCTCCAACCTTTAAAGTAAATTTTGCTTTACTTTCATCATGTGAAATTGAGCCTGAACCGTTAAGTAAACTTGACCAAAATAATGGGTATTTTTGATTATTTAAAGAATTATCGAAAATTGTAAAAGGATTTGACACCCTTAATCTACCAAATGCATCACCTTGATATTCCTCCAGTGCTACTTTAAAATTGCCTTTCTGTGTTGCGTTAAAGTTGACATAATCTCCATTTGGCTTTACACCTCGAATTATTGAAGAAGTAAATATATTAGTTGTTAATGAAACTGCTTTTAATTCGACATTTCCGGATGTTAAAAATTCAAATTTTACTGCATCGTATCCGATGTCGTCAGGTAGCGGTACCTCAAGTACATTAAGCGGTGTAGCATCTGTGCTCTCATCATAAACAACCTGTGCAACGCCTGCTAAATATATAATTACCTTTACATTTGAAAAGGTTCCAATTGGCGAAAATAAGCCGATCATATTTGACGGCGTAGGCTGTTTTAGGTTAATTTTTATATATTTAGGATTTACCGAATTTGTATTCTGAATCGCATCACCTTCTGACCCTGAAAATAATGTAAATAAATCACCTGACCAATTTCCATCTGTTTCAAAATTTCGCACATTTGCCGCATACGTTAAAGGCGAAAAGCTTACCGGCAAAGGATTTTGTGGGCTTGATGACGGTATTTCTATAGCTGAGAAAAACTCTCCTGTAGCGGTCAATAATGCCGCTTTATCTATATAAGGTGTGCCCGCTTCATCTGTATATTCTTGTATAGATTGCATCTGAATAACAGCAGCACGGGTGTCCAAAATTCTAATTTCGGCACCTGAATCATCTGCAGAAAATAAAATTGTGCATTTTTTTGTAGGAAATAATTCATTCCCTATATAATAGTAATCACCTGATTTATAGAATTTTGTTGCCATATTGCTGACGAATATACATAAAATATGTTATACAACATGTAAGAATTATAAAGTTTTTTTTGGTAATACAAAAATAAGCTTTATATTTGTACCAGATTTAAGATTTAAACTTTTAAAAATATACAATTATGAAAAACACACTATTTAATTTCGAAACAGAATTAAAAAAGAATAATTTTAGCATGGAAATGCTAAGTGAAAAATTAGGTACTGACATCATACAAGTGTCAGTATCCAAAAAAGCAATTTGGATTCGACATGGGTTGAATCCTCGCAAAGAAATTAAACAATATTCGAATTTATTTAATGAAAACCATACAAGGGGGTTTCTCACAATGGTAAGTAAGAGAAAATTTATAGATTTTCTTAATAATTAAAATAAAGGGTTGTTAAGGATCACATCATACCCTTAACAACCCCAACGAACTCGGTCCACGTACTATGACGTTTGCCGAGTTCTTTCATAATATTCTTAGAAATTATTTTTCTAAGGGCTAAATTATATACAGCACAATCGAAAAAGTGGTTCGGGGCTGAACTATGTCGCCTTACCCACTTCCAGCCGATCGGCTCTCCGTCATCGTCTGTTTCAATCTTTTTTTCCTCAGCTTCATATTGCACGAAATAATTATTGTCGTATTTTTTAAATTTATAATTCGGCATAGGAAAATTTATAAATCCTGATGGCTGCGGCTGTTCAGATTTTTCAGACCATTTTAAACTAATCATATCCGCTAATTCATCCTTAAGCAATTCTACTGCAAGTATATACAAGTTCGGACGTTCCCTTGCCGGCTTGAATTTTGGTATGTCAATGCCTACTTTTTGCATACTTTTCTTTACTTCTCCTTTCACTCCGACAACTTGACCCGGATAGCTATCAATAAAATCATACGCATAGTGCGTATAATAACCTGTATCCACAGCTGTCATCATAATTCGCATGCTATCATTATTTTCAGTAGGGTAATCAATATTTATCACTTCATTATAATATAAATCCCAAACATTTTCAGGTTCATTATTCCGATACGTAAATTTCTTACGTTTCGGATCTTCTTTTCTCCTATCACTCTTGTAAGTTCCTATACTTCCGTGATTTATACTATATACACTCCCACTTTCTGAATGCCCAACTACCTCCCAATCAAGCCGGGCATCGTCCAAAGTTCCATTCAAATCACAACTGCAAGTTAATAAAATTATATCACCATTGCCATCTAAATTACTCAACTCGTGTGGCACTATATTTATATCGTAATTTCTAATATTCTGTGCTAATTGATTCTTTTTAATTGTTGTTTTTTTCTCCTCCCAAACTTCGCCTAAAACAACGTTTTTAAAAACCTTTAATTTACTCTGTATTATTTTACCTTGTGCATTAAAACAATCTAAATATTGCCTTACATAATGCGTCCAATCGTACATATTCGGGGCGGCTGTCAGACAATTTATATGATAGCTATACATGCCCGGTCGGTCAGGTTTTTGAGTAGCAATCCATTTGCCTTTTAAATTCACTTTATATTTATGCTTTTCTTTCCAAATGCCGCCACACTCAGGGCATTGATACCCTACTGAGTTTTCAATTAAACGCCCGTCAGAATCTTTTTTGTAAACTATACCTGACTTTCGGTCATTACTTTGCCAAATTATTTCTGTATATTTACCGCAAAGTGGACAAGGTACATGCCACTTTCGCTGATCGCCTTTCAAGTAAACTTGCTCGATATTAGAAGGTCGGTTTTGAGGTGTCGAAATAAAATATTGTTTCATTCCTTGTGCGTTCGTAGAAAATCTTTGTTGCAATAATTCATAAATATTGCCTTGCTTTTTGTCAGAAATTACCGCAACATCCCAGTCATCAAAAAAACCAAATTTAATTGACCTTTGACGACCAATTTTATCTATGCTATTAAGACCGCCTGCGAACAACCGACCCCCTGCGAACTCCTTATATTTGCTTGTGTCTCCTGTTCTCTGATTCCTTTTTCTTATCGTATTAGGTCGGATTAAATCTGTTATTCCACAGCTTTCAATTCCCTGATCTAATCTACTTTCTATCATTTCCTTTGAAAGGTCATCATTTGCCGCCAAGGACATAATATTGCCGGGATTGTTTGCTATTATCCATAAAATTCCGTTCACTAAGACCCCCTCCGTATTGTGAGTTGGAATCATATTTTTGCCTGCTAAATATAAATGTGATTCACTATCGACTGATATACAGCGTACCGGAACTGATTCGCATTTTTCAACATTCACTATACGCCGACGTTCTATTTCCGAAAATCTTGTATTTTTACGAAGTGGCAATCTGTTAAATTTTTTCTTTAATTTAAAAACAGGAAATTCTTTAAATGCTTTAAATGTAATTCGATATAAAGATTTTGTTTTGTAAATTTTTCCTTTTATAATTTCACACGTACCCGGTTCACTTTTCTTCTTCAACACAGGTTTATAACCAAAAGATGCAATTAACTCATATACTTGTTCTATTAATTTTTTATCTGTATTGTAAAATTCACAACCACCTGATTTTGTGATACTTCCGTCAGAATCCATTAAGCCTTGCAATAATTCTAATCGTTGCTGAATACTTGCACGTAAATATATGTCAGGTATATGCTTGTTTTTATATATATTTAATTTTTCTGCACGCTCTCCAAATTCTTTAAAATAAGATGTTATTTCTTCAACTATATTATTATCACATACTATTCTGTTGCTTGTTCTATTACCGTCCCCAAGCCAATATCCTAATACATAAGGATTTATAGGTAGATTTTTTTCTTCTAATATTAAAGGTTTTGCATTATTAATTGCATATCTATTTCTGTTTTTTCTATGCTTAAATGTTTTTGATATTTCTAAAGTATTTATAATTTTTTCTTTTTTATAATCATAATTTTTTTCATCTGTAACAGCCCATTTGTGATCTGCATCTGCAATAATTTTTGTACCGTCTGAAAAAAATACATTAAAGCATTGTCTATTATACATTACATCTGTTGCAAAAGTAACATTGCAAACATTACCTTTTTCATCAAATATTTTATCTCCGACTTTTATTTTGCCCATTGTTGTCCATCCATAAGTAGTTGGTATCTTCGTATTTAAGTCTAAAGCAAAACCAATCTGTGCCCCCTTTATAATTGCCGTAATTTTTGCAGGATGGTAAGGCGAAAGGGTATCCACAATTTCACGCAAATAAGGGGTCATATCGTACTTAAATTTCCCCTGAACACTACTAACATCACTTGTCAGCGTTCTGTATCTCTCAGCATATTTCGAGGGAGAATACTGCATCCTTTTTGTTTTTATACCCTCAAATAATTCTAATACTAAATTTTTTATATTTTTTTTCATGTACTGCTATATATTTTTTTAATATATTTTATTTTCGCTCACCCCTACTCCGTACCTCAGAATATTCTTTCTGAATACTATCTATTCCTTGCAACAAATCAGATTTTACTTGTTTTTGAATTGCATTAATTTTCTCTTGCAAATCCTTCTGTAATTCTGCATACTGCACCTGATCACCTCCTAAAATTTTTATATATATATTTGTCAATGCATCAACTTCCTGCATATATGTACTTCTAAATGTCTCAACAGCATACATGAACACAGACTTAACAGCATCAAAAGGAATTAATGATCCCTCTATTTTCTTTATTTTCAGCTCATCAAGCTTAACTCTATTCTGGGCTTGCTTCAAATCCAACGCCCTTTTTTTCTGTATATACTCTTCGTCAGATGTTGTAAAGTATCTTTTTTCTGTTTTTTTG